TTGGGAACGCACTATATGGAAGAACCGCATGGAGATAAGTCTGCATTACCAACTGGTTTGACAGTTGTCGTACCACCAAGAGAATTGCCTATTGTCCAGACAGATGTAAAGCAAGCTGAAGCTAAAGTTGAGGCTGAAGCGTCTGAAAAGAAGTTTGAAGACAAAATGACAGAATTGGAAGAGCGATTAGAGGCTTCTGAAAGTGCATTGAAAAAGTCAAAGGAAGAAACTGCGAAAGCAAAAGAGCCAAAAGCGGAAACACCTGAAGCTAAACAGGACAGAGAGTACAAGGAAAAGGCATTGATAATAGCAAAAGACAGGTCTGCAAAAATGCGCGCAAGAAAAGAAAAGGCAAGACTGAAAGCAGAAGCAGAAAGAGAAAAGGACAGATTGTTCACTAAGGCTGGCAAAAAGGGAGCGAAGGCTGGCATTGAATTAGCTGATAGGGTGTTTCCAAAAGCAGAAGAAGAGACATTGGAAGGAGCAAAAGAATATGGCAAAGAAGGACTATTGATAAAGAGGCAAGCAAGTTGGCGCAAAAAAGCCCACGTTGATGGTCGCTGACCACACTCCGAGGAGTGGAGGCTTGTAGAATAAATCATCCTCAAAAGGACACTCTATGAATAAGACACCCAGAGGGGTGGAAAAAGAGAGGCGTGATTTAATTCACGCCATATTTCTTCCAGAAAAGTTGGTGATAATATGGCAAAAGGCAAACGCAAGAGCAAGAAGAACGTCTTGCATGGAAAGGGCAATCCCTTTGAAAAAGGCGCATTAGGGAAGTGACAAGCGCATGTCTGAGCATACACATATGGGGTGGGCACAGGCATGCACTTGTGGTGTGACTTGGCGAGAAAATCTTGGGGTGTAATGTGGTGACTTGACACCCACCGCGTTTGGAGTCATCGCGGAAGTGCCCTGAGAATGTTGGTCTATGACCACACTCCCGCAAGGGAGTGGGCGCGGAATACGCTACATGTACTCCTCGGAGTACTGCCCACCTCATTTTAAAAATCGCTTGCGTAGCTTACAGCTTGCCTTTCTTCAATTCCATTAGATAAACTCAAACCCTTTTGATAAACAAGATGATGGTACAATTCGTGAAGGACAGTTCGCTTCTTCAATCCTCTCTTTGTGAAGTAAGCCTTATTCTTGTGGTACAAGGCTATGTTGTGCTTCCCTACTTTTCTGCCATTGAGAATAATTTTCATCCTTCTAATGCCGTAATACTCGGTCAAGAAATCCACGGCTTTTTGGCAGCCCTCAAGCTCATAGATGATTAGGAACCTCTCACGTATCCGCTTTGGGGGAATGCGGATGCGCATAAGGACACCTTACAGTTTTACTATCCTTGGTTCCCAATGCGTCTTTTCCCCTCTCAGATATTTTGCGAGTAGGAGTGCTTCCTCATTTATCAGGGATTCAACCTCTTGCCTTTTCCCTCTTTTGACATTCGGTATGTCAACTGTACTTCTGAAATAATCATGCAGCCCGTGTGTTAGCTCGCTCAGTTTTGTTTTGTTTAGAAACATTCTTTTGCCCTTCTTGTCGTTGAACATTATAGTTGTAGCCGTGAAGTCTTTAGGTTTCATTGTCTTGGAAAACCCAATCACAAAGTTATCTATCAGGTATCTGTAAAGCTCTTCAAAGTCACATACCAAGCTCGGTCTGCCAAACCGTAAAACATGCACAAATCCGAGATGAGTTTCTAAGTGAGCTTTGGATAAGGCTCTGTAACATTTCCAAAAGAGTAACTCATACGCTAAATTGAACAGGTTGTTAATCCCGTCATAAGCTTGGAAACCAAGACGCCTGTCTGGTCTTAGCCCATAAGGGAACAGCTGGAAGATTTGCTCGAAATAGTTTCTGGTAAATCTGCCTTCAATGTTGGTCAGCTTTTTCCTTAACAGAGCTAAATCGGTAGTGCCTGCACCATTTATTGCTTCTTTAGCTCTCATTAGGTCATGTTGTCTTAAGCCGTATTTCTTCAGTACTTGGTTTTGACTGAGAATTTTCGTAGTTACGATGTGTTTAGCGATGTCTATCCCTTTGCCGTTCTTGAGCGCTTCATACTGACTTATTCTTGTCGTAACGTGGCTATCATCATCCAAATTCCTTAGCTCTGCTATCGGTCTGCCGTTCCGCGTTGCTATGAGAACGTCTATGCCCCAGAATCCTAATGCGCTCAATGCTCCAGTGCTGACCATGTTACCGCTTGTTAAGACAATTTCGCCTATTTCGGACTCAAACAGCGGATACTTCTGTTCATTCTTTTCTTTGTCTCTCAGGACTATGCATCCATTATGCATTACCAAATAGTTCCCGAACGTATCCACTACCAAGTTGACTACCTTGCTTCTCCTTCCCATACCTCTAAGCCTCGCTATACCAGAAGGGCTAACTACCTAATTTGGGTTTCTTATTCAAAAAGAGGAGCAGAAAGCAGGCTTTCCCTAAATTGAGGCTTAGAGATACGAGCACTAACTCGTTTTGCCCACTCTCCACTCCCCTATTCATAAGGGCTATGCGTACAATTAAGTTTTACTTGTACTCTTTGCAGGTGAAACAGTACCACGCTTTGTATTGCTCAATGAACGTTAGCGCATGATGGCAAGAAGGGCAGATGTTAGAAGGTGGTGGTGGCAAATATGTTCTCTGAGCATCTGCTGGTGGAACATTTGTGTTTGCTCCCAAGTGCTTTACCAAAGTCGCAAACGCATAAATGCCAGCTATGCCGACTATGCCAACAATCCCAAAAAAGATTGCCGCTTGACCGCCGCCAGCGCCAGCACTTATGAAAAGAATAAAGGCACAATAGACCAGAACTGCAATTATGCAAAACTTTTCAAGCTGATTCATTTGCTTGTTCTTCTACAATACCATACTCATTCTCCCAATAAGATGTTTATGAATGTGAAAGATGTATTTGTGTTAGCAGTTAGCAGTAGTCAGAGTCAAGTAGCACTTCTATATTGCGCCTGAAATCCTCTTGTATTCCTTAAAACAAGCCTATTCCAAGCCTCATTTACGAAAAGGCAGGTAATTCAGCAGCAGCAGCATTAAAATTTAATCCCAAGAGGGCTTTTGCGAAGTGCCTGCAATAGTTGTTGGTTTGGTTTGGATTAATTTTTAATTCCAAAAAAATTATGGTTGTATTGCGTCTGGTAGCTCTGGTTGTGTTTGGTTGAATAGATTATCAGTTTGGTTCAAGATTGAGCTTTCTATTTTTTTGATTCTGTCTATTTGCGGTATATTAGTGGTTTGGAGTGTTTGTTCTACTGTAACGATAGCGTAATCTATAACCACACATGCGAGAATAACGGCAGAAACAACCAACAGCAACGTTGCTACTACTGTCTGCATACTTGCCTTCTCCCTTCCTATAGAATCGCATGGTTTTATTCATTCAAATAGGTTGTTCTAATTTCAAAACTGTTTCATTTTCAGTATTAAATCGAAAACTGACTTCCCCAGAAATTTTTCAGTGGGTTTGGTTGGTTGGATTAAAATTTACCTGAACCAACAGGTGCCGCTTTCACCTAAAGTTTTAACTTCTTAATCAACGCCCTAGTTTTCTCTTGATCTCTCAAAGCTTCCTCAATGATGGCGTTCGCAAGCACGTAGATTTTCACGTCATTCAGTATAGCCAGTTTTCTGATCTGCTGATGCAAATCATCACGAATTTCAATTACCGTCCTTCTATTCTTATCCACGCTTAACTGGGCCTCGCAAGCTTATACCTACTGAGACTATCGGTTTTACTCCTCAAACTGAACACGTAATCCGCCAGCAGAGGCTGCTCCTTTCCCAGCTCCAGAAGGGTTTCCATCGTCTGCGTTTTGGCGTCAACATTATATTCAGCGCTTAAGATGCGAAAATCCCCGTTAACATCCTCGTTAGGCAGAACAGCGTGCACCGTGTCGCCGGGCAACAATGGCGCGTTGCCGTAATCCACAACCGAGCTCCTAAGCGTCAAGCTCTCCGCGGGATCCTTCAAGCTCGCAAGCAGTGCTTTGGCTCGCGAAGCGCACTCGTCATCGCTCCACAACTCCTCATCCACCTCCACAAGCTCTCTAAGCCCATAGCTGCCCTGGCTACTGGCGTCTTCCTGTACCGTGGTGTAGCGGCGTCCGCCGAAGAACAAGCCGTCCACCCAAAAGCTGCCCGTGCCAGCCGCGTCAAACCAGCACACCACCCGCACCTTCTTGACATGTGTCCAGTCGAAGCCGCTCTCAACCTGCCACAAATCAGCGTTAGCAGCGCCGACTCGCACCTGCGTCTGAAACCACTTCTCATGCCCAACCGTAAACTCGTGCCACGCACTGCGGTCTGCCCCGTCAAAAAGCGTCAACGTCACATTGCCATTAAAACCAGCCTCTCTGCTAAGCCACAAATTCAAAACTGGATAAAGCTCCGCGTCCACCTCCTTGCCCGAGTTAAGCGTGAACAAGCAGCCAGCATAGTTCAAGTTCTGCGCGAACGTTTTGATGCTTCCCGATCCTTTCACCTTCACTGCGGTGTCGAAGCTAACTGTGCCCGACGTGGCGGTCCAAACGCCGTCCGCAGGCGTCAAACTCTCAGTCCACAAGTCCTTATCCGCCGGAACGCTCTTGTCAGCCACGCCGTAAACCGCAATCCAGTTCCGCACGCGGTGAACATCCCTGCTGTACTCGCTGATCTCTATTCTCTCGCTTAGGCTTACGGCGCTGGCTTTGCTGTTTTTGGGGAAGAACTCGAACTTGCCGTCGGGCGCTACACGAAAATCAAAACCTATAACGCCCGCCTTATCAGCGCTCTCCGCTATATGCTTCAGCACATCGATGACTGGCGTGTTCTCGTACTCCAACCGCGTGTACGTGGTATCAGTAGCTTCAACAAGCTCCTGGCCACTGCGAACGTGACTCAAACCCACATAGTAGTCAAGCAGGTCCTTAACGATCTCTTCGCCCTTCTTGTTCTCGTAGGTCTTCGTCACGACCCTGCGGAACAAGCGCTCGCCCCAGCATCGCCCGCCTACGCGCACGTAACTCTCCACGGGTGTGGACTCGTACTTGACGCTTTCCACCCTGCACGTGAGCAGCAATGGGCAACTGGCGCCTCGGCCGACGCTTATGTTGCCGTCCAAGCCAACGTTTATTGGGCTAACGCCGTTGGGACTGTACTTGCCACCCCAGTTCTGCAGCAGCGCCTCGAAACTGCTCACTTCCCGCGTGCAGCCCAAGTGCACCCTAAGCTCGATCACGTCGCCTTGCGGCGGAGCCACACTGCCAAACGCAATCGCTACTGCAGGCGCGTTCACGCTCACCTGTTATTCCACTCCACGCCTGTACAATTCGTCTTCGCCAGCTCGTTGAATGCTGCGAGTACGCGTGGGCATCTCCGCAGCTGTCTCATTAAAGCTTTGGACGCTTGCGGTTGCCGAGTTCATGCTGTTAGCGAAGCTCCACATAGCCGCGGCTGCAGCCACAATAACCGCGATGCCCACGCCAGTCAAAGCCAAAAACGTCGCGAAACTGATGTTCAAGCTGTTCTGGATCATGGTGGCGAAGGCTGTCGCGGCGGCATAAACCTTCTGGGCGACGGCAATGCCGGCGCTTGTACGCATGAACATGCCCATTACGGTGACAACCATCATGGCGGAATTGAAAGTCCGCGTTTGAGTATCGTTCAGCAAGCCAAACTGGTTAGCGATGTACCCGATTGCTGTGCCCGTGGCCCCTATTCCGGCGAGGACGGCGCCTAAGCTCTTCACTCGAGTGGCGAGGCTCTCAGCGTCAGTTTGAATCCTGTTAAATTCTGCACTCGCATGATTTACAGCCCTTATGGTGACGGCTATTTCTCTGAAACTCACAATCCCGCCTCCATTTTGGCCAAATCCAACGCTCCCAACAAAATGCGTTCAAGTTCGGGTAGATGGGTTTGGACTGCGGGGTTCAGGAAGGGCTTAGCCTGTGCATAGCGAGTGCCGAATTCAACATTAGCCGCGTAAGCGGCTTCTGCGCCTACTTCCGTGCACCACTCTTGGATTCGGGCGTAAATGGTGCTTCTCAAGTAGCCAGTCCGAGCGGGCACGAGGTGTGTGGCTTCTGTTTTGACGGTTTCAGCCCACTTCGCCAGTTGCTCGTGCACTTGTCTTTGCATTTCAGTGTCAAAGCGTTTTATTGCTTGCTTGAATTCCTCAGCGCCCGTGAGGTCGCAGTTGATTTCAACGCTCATGCTTTTTTGCCTCTTTTTCTGCTTTTTGTCGTTCTTCCTCTGTTTGGCGGTCTAGCTCGTTGAGGATAATGGTGAATTGGTGAATGGTTCTGGCTGATTGTTTTGCGAGCTGGTTTGGGGTCCACCCGAATTCTCTGCAGAGGCGGAAGTCTGTGATGGCTGGGTGTGGTTTCTGGCGTCTGACGGCGCGGATAAAAAAGCCGTTTCTTCCCTTGTCATGGCGCACAGGTCGTTGACTATCTTGGAGAATAACTCGCCGAGTGGTATGGGGACGCCGTTTTCTTCGCCTAAGAGTCTTTCCAGCGTTATGGGTGTGTGGAGTGGCTGTTCTTTAAGCGATGCCCATATGGTTTCGGCTTGTATGGCTATGAAGTCGCTGCTGATCACTTGTCCTGACACGGCGTGGTATCGTGTGTGTTTCTGGATTATGCGGCTTCGTTTAGCCCACGTGAGCTCTTGGAAAACGTACTTGCCGGCGTATTCTGCGCCGTATTCGGTTCCGAGGTTAATGGTTTCTCTGCGCATTCTGAATCATCTCCATCGTGGCGATTCGGTTGCTTATCGCGGTGTTCACGTCTTCGAGGATGATTGTCTGCATCCACTTTGGCAGTTTCAGGATGCGTTCGCCGAGCTTTTCCCACGTGCGAATCCATTTCCGTCGCAGTTCTGCTTCTCTGCCGAAGTTCTCTAAGACCTTAACTTCCACATCGGTCATTGCCTTTCACCCGCTTAGCTTATCGCGACTGTTTTGGCAACGAATGTGCCTTTTAGGCTGACGAGCTCTTCAACGCGTGTTGGCGCTGCTGCGTTCTCCCATTTGCAGTTGCTGAAGACAGCCTTGTGGCTTCCGCCCAAACCGAATTCTAGGCTGAATTCCGCGTCGTTGATCACGTCTTCGAACTCTTCTTTGCTTTCGAACTCGAAAACCAGTTCGCCTGTTAAGTCGCGGTGCCTGTGCGGCAAGTACTTGAGGATGTTTCCGTTTGGCGTGCGGATCACGGGGACTTGTTTGAGGTTGTTTTCGATGGTGAATTTCCAGTCCGTTACGCGCTCCAGCGTTGCCGCGTCTTTTTTGATGTAGCTTTCGTAGAAGGGCACTGCTCCAGCGTGATCAGCGTAATTAGCGCCTGCTATCTTGGCTGTTCCTGCTACGAGGTCTTGGGCGAGAAGCTCCGCGTTGGCTTTTACAACGTCTTCTACGCCGCATTCGACTGTTGCTCGTTGGAATTTGCAGCCCGTGTAAAGGAGCGAGATTATGTCCGTGGCAGAGGCGAAAGCGCCCTTGTAGTAGAGCAGTTGGATGCTCAGGGACTTGCCTAATTCCGCTTTTGCGTACTGGAGAAAGTTTATGGGCGCGTCACTTGGCAACGGATAAGCGATTTTCAGGCTTGGCGCTCTTAGGCCTTTCTTGATTGCTTGCAGGTCTATGGAGCCTACGCCGCGGAGTTTCATGTTGCTCGGGTTCACTGTTGGCTCTAAGCTCTCGGCGGGAACGCTCAGCATCGACGGGTTCGTGGGCGTTTGTCCATAAACTGTTTCTTCCACGTAGTAGACTCGGCTTTCGTGCGCACTGTATGTTTCTGGCATTTTTTGTTTTTCACACTCCTATGTTCTCGAAGAACCATGATTTCAAGGTGAATTCCGTGCGGAAAATGAAGGGTTTAACGTCCACGCGGTCCACGTCGCGGAAACTGGCCACGTCGCAGTAGGTTATGCCGTTAACCGTGACCGTGCAGCTTACGTAATCGCAATACAGCGTTGCAGGGATCGCGCCGTCGCTGGCGTTCAGTGTTCTGGCAAGAAACCAAACATACCCGTTGTCGTCGACGTAGTTTGGCAGGTCCTGAACCAGCGTGATGGCGATTGTTTCGTCGGTTCCGCCTGCTCCGCCTGTTTGAGCGTTCTGCCAAGCGCTAGCGTTGTGGTTCCAGACTTTGACTGTGACTCCGTTGCCGCCCGGCGCTGTCCCGTAGCCCTCGAAAGCTAAAACTATCTTCTTAACAGTTTTTTCTCTGCTCTCAACCCTAAAGCGGAACAGCATAACCGCGTATTCGCCGTTTTCGCCGTGGCTTATTTGGCAACGGTCATCGTCGCTGTACCAGAGCTGCTGATACTGCCCGCTTGACAGCTCGGTCCAGCCAGCCGCATAGGGCGAGGCTTCACTGCTATTGTGATACGCCTTGCGCATTTGCCCACTTGGACCCGTGTTAAAGAAATCGTAGAGCGTTTCGTTGGGTTTATTGCGGTTCTGCCTAATGACGCGGTTGACTTCGTCGCCGATTTTGCCGCGCATTACTCTGCCTGCTTCGCTTGTGCTTGGCGTGTCTGTTGTCCAAACGTTGACCCTTAAGAGTGACAGGCGCCTCCGTGTTCTGCCGCTTAACTCGATTTTCTGGTCTGTACTCTCAGCCAAGCCTACGGTTACTTGCCCGTCACAGTTCTTGAAAGCGTCAGTGTTCTGCCACTCGCAGGTCACGCTTACGGTGGCCAGGGCTCCGTTGTCTTTGGCAACGCGCATTTTCGTTCTGAGCAGTCTCGTAACTGTCGTGGCTACGTCTTCTGTCTCGCTCATTGGCTCATGAGCCTCCTGCACGTGACTTTGCGAAAGGCAGTCTCGCCTCTGAAGGTGAATTCCTGCACGCTTAGAATCTCGTAGTCTTCGCCGTTTCTGCGGATTTTGTCCCGACGCCGCACTGGCGCAAAAACGTGGATAACCAAGTAGTCATTTGTGACGTAGCCCGGCTCCAGCAAAACTTCTTCAGCTTTCGCCGGCAAGACTATCGCTTTCAAGTCTATGCCCGCGCCGTAGACGGTTTTTTCGCCTCCTTCCTTCAGTGGATGGAGCGTTAGGTTTTCGCCTTTGCTGTTCAGTATCTGAGTGAACCGCGTCACGGGCGCCTCGTAGCTTAAGAATAGCTGTGAAAGCCAGCAGACAGTGGCCATGGCCTGCTTGTTCTCTACGAAACCGTAGTCCGCGTGTTTGGCACCCCAGAACATGAATTCGTTTGAATGGTTGCTGATGATTTTCGCGCTGAACTCGTAGGCGGATTTGTCTCGGTCTCGTCGTATCTGGGCAAGAATGCCCGCGGTTACGCTATCATAATAATCACAAGCTGGAACCCTCGCCGCAACGTCGATGTAGCCTGCCCAGCAGATCGCCGGGTTATAGGCGGGATACAGCGGCGAAGGGCCGATGGCGTTGATAAACTCGTAGGCCTTTTGCACTGTGGGACTCCAGCCTTCATGATCGTAAAGGCCTAATAGTGCGTAAGCCAACGCGTCATCGAAAATCGTGCCCTCATTTGGGCCTGTGCGGTGCCAGTTCCCATCTCCACTGGGCGGCGGATCATAGTAGACGTAGAAGCCTTCGAGACCTTGGCGGCAAAAGCCTGTTGAGTCCGAGATCATGGCTTCGTACTTGCCTTTGTTGGCGGGGTCTGATTCGCAGAGCATCTTCAGGGCAATAAGCCCGTAGAGGCATTCAACATCCATCTGCTGAAGCCACGCGTCCGTTAGGGTTGTGGCTCTTGCGAATCCGCCGTAGTACTTGTCGTGAATGCCAAGCTGGCTTGGTTTGTGCTGCATGTTGTAGAGGAACGTGTCGGCTGCCAGTTTGGCACTGTTCAAATATGCCGCATTAGTGGTAAGCTCGTAGACTTTCAACAAAGCGGGTATCGTGCGGCACGCGTCAACGCTGTAAAAAAACGTGCTGGTCTCGGCGCTTTTAAATCCGCCGTACGCCTGCTTCTCGCTGTCCGTGCACTGCTGCGTCAGTATCCAGTCTGCGAGCTCCACGATTTTGCTTTCTATCTCCGCGCTTCGATCATCGAACTCCGCGTCGAAGTAGGCTTCGTACAGAAAATCAACAGCGAAACCAGCGACAAACGCGGCTCTGCCCCATGTCAGGTCTGGCCCAGACTCTGGTATCACGTAAACGTACGGAGCGTAATCAATTACGAACTGGTAGTAGTAGTCTTCTGGCACTTTTGCCATTCTCTTACGCGCTCCTGACAACGGGCTGCTTTAACCCATTCAAAACTCGTTCAAGCTCCTGTTGGAGCACGCCTAATGGCGGAGCCTTTTCCGTGACGCTGACGTTTTGGTCTCCAACGCTGAAGCTTAAGCCAACCGCGGAGCCGCCCGTCAAATAGCAGATCGCGTAGACTGCGGCTAGCAGCGTGATGAACTCTTTCTCTGCTTCCGTACAATCATTAAAGTCTACTTCCTTGCCGAGCTCCAACTCCAGCGTGACTTCTGCGCGTTTGAGCATCTTTGAGAGCTTGGCGTCTGGAATGTCTGTGGCGCTAACATTAATCGTGTCTCGCACGTCGCTTAGTGATACGTTCGCCAAACCGCGTCAACCTCGCACGTAGAAAAGGCGGATAAGGCGAATTTAAACAATTTTTACGATAAAAAAGCCTGATTAAAGTCTATTTAACTAAAAAAGCTTTTTGAGAAAGTGTTTTCGTTAAGCCATTACTGAATAAGCCTTTTTCTTCAAACTTTTCTTTTTCATGTAAAAAATAACGGGCAAAGTAAAAAGCACAAGCATGGTCACCACTACAAAGTCTGAGGGGAATTCTGGAATTATTTCTTCAGTGTAGAAGGTGTGTAATACGTCGGCGATTATGTTTACCGCCAAGTTTAGGGATTCTCCGCTTCGATTCCTAAACGTGGCGTCGTTCCAGTTGTAGTGTTGGTCCATCCAAACGCACGTTAAATCCCCTTCAGCATCAAAAGTCGTGTCATAAGCCAGCGTCGAAGCCGCATCATAAACCGAGCTTACGCCCAAGTTGCCATCGAACACGAGGTAACTGTTGAATTCGTCCGCGTAGCTCTCCGTGCGGTGTTGCACATAATCTTCATAGTCGCTGTGATGCGATTCGGCACCCCACGCCGTGGCTGCGCCCATCACGTGTCCAAAAACGGCCAAGTCCGCAATGTAGTGCGCAACCATGCCCAATCGCTTGGCGGCTTCGCCAAAGTTTCCAGCATTAAAAAAGTTAACCGCGTTCACGTATTCTTCTCTGGCTCTGACAGCCGCGGCGTCATCCTGCACTGAACCATTAGCGAAAAAGTAAACGTGATGCTTAGTCGTGTCGCCCATACCATCAGGAGCTTGATTGTTATCGGGCAGCTCAGTTCCGTATAGATAACTGGCTTTATTGTCAATCAGAAACTGCTTCTCCTGCAGCGGCAGCCAGTCCAGGGCGTGTTCGGCGATCCAGTCATGAGTGCCATAATTCGGATTGCTCGGGTCGGTGCTGTAGCCGCCGTTGCTCCAGCCTGAAACAGTTGTGGCGCCAAGGCTGACTATGAATAACGCGCTTAAGAGGACGCTCACGCATGAGAAGGCTACTTGTTTCCTTAGCATGGCCCAGTGCCGTATTCTATTTTAGGTGTGCTTCAAATTTAAAAATTGCTAGTCGCCTGCGAGTTGCACAGCCAAATCGCCTAGGATAAGGAACAATCTTGTTTTCTTAACGCCGCCAGTTCCAACCTCAACGACCTCAGTAAGGCTAATGCTCTCAGTAACCTGCAGAACACGAGAAGGCGTAGAAACCGCATCAACCAAGGTCAATGAATCAGACACATTCAACGTCTTTAATACTCTTGCTACATCCGCAAGGTTCACGGAATCCGCAACCGCCAACAGTTTCGCCACCAAAACGACCTCAGCAGCGCCTATCGCATCCGAAACAGTGACCGAGGGCTTATGCCTAAAAATTGCATCAAGAACACTCACGGTATCCGCAATAGCCACAGGCTTATTCACCAACGCCAAATCAGCCAAGCCTATCGTGTCTAGCACGGTTTTAATTATAGCCCCTGTGATAACGTTAACCAAGTCAGCGAGCGAAAGCACATCTGAGACAATCAAAGGCGACTTGTCCCCTTTAACCGAATCCGCAGCGCCCACAGAATCCGCTATAGTTAACGTCTTGTTCCGCAAGACTGCATCAGCAAGCCCTAAAACATCTGTTATTGGAAGAAGTGTTTTATGCCGCAGAACCGAATCGGAAAGCCCAAGCGAATCCGTCACTTCCTTTAAAACTCCGCCTGCCGTGTAAGTGACTGTTAATTTGCACGCATTCGCATTCACATTGTCCCATGAGTAACAGTCTTTCTTGTTGTCGCTTGCGCTACCATCATCTTCCCAGAAAAGAGCTAAAGCGTTACCGCTTACCCAGCCTGCCCTATTAACTATCTCCTGAATAACTGCCGATATATCGACGCTATCATACCAAGTGTCTGCTGTCCACCCTTCACTAGGATCCCAATCTACTGCGGCGGTTGTTCTTGGGCGACCATTATAATCCGTTAAATCCGAGAATGTAGCAGCGTTGTCTTCATCATCACCTGTAATTTTTGTCTTTACACCCGTAGACGGATCTGATACCCTAGCACGGACTGAGATTGCGGCAGAGTTGATGGTTGAACCCTGCGGGATAGTAATGTTTAGGAATCTAACGCCGCTGCCATCGACAAGACCATCACGATGCCCAGCGATAATACGAATACCATTTGTGTCAAATGTTGCGTTTTCCCTACGGCAATCGTCAGTTGATGCTCCAACTTGCCATGCAGTCATTTTTTATGTCTCTTCATATCATCATATTATTATGTTTACTTTCCAAATAGTGCTTGTTTTGCCGAAAGTTGTCATAGATTTCCCCATTAAGAAAAAAGGGAAGGTTTAGCTGAACGTTATCTGCAAACTCAACGTCCATATTTCGGTTATTCGCATTTAAAGCCACCTTCAACGCGCTTCTCCAACTCAGCGAGCATTTCTTCGGCTTTTTCTCTCTTAATAATCAGGCTAGGTAATACTGCTTTGAGAAAGACGATGATGTTTAAAGTTCCATCGATTTGCCAAGTTCCACAAGCGCAAAGTTTTTTTGTCACACCCATGAACGCCCCTATTCTTTCGGATCTCCAAGATACTTTGCCGCCAATAGACTCAAGGTACTTCAAAACCTCAGAATTTGTGTTAGAAATACCAATGTGAGGCTGTTTATCAATTTTACCATGCCGCTTTCTAATGTTCCAAGTTATATGTCCCTCACCATCCAACAAACCAGCAATATACCCAAGTTCTCTTGGATTTTCAGGCATTTTTAATTCCAGTCCCTTAGTGCCGTGATGCCTGAATTCAACGCCTTGCCGAATGAGAGCATTCCGAATTGCTTTAATTCCAACATGTAATTGTCCAGCGAGATCTTGAAGCGTCAAACCAGAGAGATATGCCCTCGCTATTTCTTCATCTTGATCAGGTGTAAATTTTCTAAGTTCTGGTCGATACTCTGGACGGTACTTTCGAGTCGGTATTCTAAGTCTTCGGCAAGCCTTCCAAATAGCACCAGTGGATACACCTAATTGCCGCGCTATTTCCACCTGTGACTTTTTTGAAGTAATATATTGCTCATATAGCCAACTCCGATCACGCAAATGTGGGTTTTTAGCCTCTCTTAATTTTCTTTTGATTTCCCAACTCTTTTTTCTTAATCCATGTCTTTTCATGGCTAAACTGACTGCGGCAAGACTGCATCCCAGTTCTTCAGCAATGTCCCGTTGAAGTTTGTTCTGGTTGAAGTATAGTTCCCGCAATAGCTCTGGGTTATGAAGCGTTTCGCATCTTGGATATGGCATAGCGATCAACGTATTCATTGAGTACTCCTCAATTTAAACTTTATCGTATTACGAGAAGGACACTTGAACGCTTAATACCCATGTTTCACCTGAAACTTTAGTGCCTTTACTGCTTATTTTGCGGTTCAAGTTTTTGCCCGTATCGGTTGATGCGTTCACAACGGTGTATTCTTCCCAAGCATAGTTCGCGTCGCCTGAAGCAAAGGTTGCCCGCCATTCTGCGGTTTGATTAGTTCTTGCGGGATAGCTTGTATCCATAGCCTTGTACGTTTTGTTCGTTGCCGCTTGCAGTCCTGTGTGAGTTGCGTTTTCAGCCGCGTTGGAGTCTCCGACGCCTAACCGCGCATTAGTATTGTCCCATTTTGTCGGTGTTCCGAGCCCGCAAATGACGTCAATAAGTTCTTGGAGCCCTTCGTTCAATGCGATGTTCGCTTCAAACTCTTCGGTGCAGATGAACGCTTTCGCGTAGAGGCTTATGGCTTTAGCCACGGGCATACCCACTTGCAGTGCACTCGCGATCTCGCCTTTGGGATCCTTGAATTTGTCTATTCGCCATTTGGCTTTCCAGCTTACTTTATCCATTGTTTTTTCCATCATATTCCTCCTTTTTAAATGGTTTCTCGCACAGCCGCGCTTTGTCGGCTATGTTCGAGCCACCTCGCTTAACGTGCCATTCCACGTGAACGTTAAAGTGAAAAGCAAGTCAGCCCCATCATACGCCCTTAAACTCGCCAGAGTGCCGTCAACGTTCCACGTGAAGGCGAGCTTGGTGATTCTTCGGCCAGGCGGAGGACACGCAATGTCCATTAACGCGCTGTGGATAGCCCTGTACGCCTCGTCGTACCTTCCGTATGCGACCTCAGTCATCTCCATCCGCCTCAAAAATCTCGAATGGCCATTTCAGCCGTGTAGAAGGTTGAGCCCTTCTCCCGCTTAGGAAAGAGGAAAAGAAAAAGGAGCCGCTCATTGCTTTGAACCTTCCACTGCAGTTTCGGGCTGCACTTTTTCTTCCCACAGTTCCCAGCCGAGCTTGATCGCGTTCTTGCGGAACTCATTTTGGCGGATAAAGCCAAGCTCAGCAGCCCTAAGCATGTCCCCCATACTGGCTTCCTGTGTTTTGGGAGAACCCCATTGCAAGCGCGCCTGCGCTTTCATCGAATCCACTCCTGCCTGAGCCAGAACCACGTCGAAAAGTTCTCTTTCAACTTGGCGTTTGATATATCTCTGAATAGGTTTGATGAGCATGTTCTGCAGCTCCAGAGCCGCTTTTGCTGAGGCCTCGGTGAAGCCCGGCGTGCTGAACAGCCGCGGCAGAGGGGTCTCGCATCCGAGGTAGAACTGGTTTATCAGATGGTCCACGTAATATTCAAAACGCGCTCGCGGATCGAGCGTCACTGGCCGTATGTCGCCTTTTCCGTTGTAGAAGAGCCAAGCGCCTTCTTCGCCGCGGTTCTTGATGGCTTGCTCGAACTTTCGTATGGTGCCTTCATCCGCCCTTTCGAGCAGAGCCAAAACGTCTGGTCCAGCGTATTTCTCAAAGATTCTCGGCATTATACGCTCTATTTTTGCTTTCATCCATGCAAAAGCGGGTCGCTTATCTGACTGTAAAGTCAAAGAGTGAAGAAGAACCTGTAAGACGCCGGTCCCATAACCGGAAAAGTCAAGGCAGTTTATCCGCCAATGAATGACCGCTTCTGCAGCGAGGTTTTCGCCGCCATAAGCTTGCCGCAGCTTGTAACTTTCAATCTTGTAAGGTATTTTCAGCGTCTTTTCTTCTATGAAGCTTTGTTGGATGCGCTCAACAGTGTCTACTGGCAGCCTGTGCAGCTCCACCAGTTTTTCAGGAGTTAGTTTTAGCCAGAAGTCGTTTCCGCAGGCAATCAGCCCTCGTGCCATATCGCAGAGCAACGCATCTAAGTTAACATTTTCATTGAATCGATCCACGACTCTCTTGGCTTCTCCAGCCTTTTCGTAGTTTTCATCGACTGTTGTGTAGAAACCCGCGCCCACCGCTGAAGCTGCCAGCAAGTCAACGCTTGCTTTGCATGTCGGATCGCATGCGTAAAGCTTCATCACTTCAGCCAAGGGAACGCTTGGCGTTTCGTAAACTAGGGCTTGTTGCGGAAAAGCATACCCGCTTCTGGTTTTAAATGAGAAGGCTTCGGTTAATCGCCTTATCGCCTTGCTCATTTTAGAGGGCCTCCAGAAATTTAGCGCCTTTTTCGGTTATCACGTAGGCAGCGCGGTGTTTCTGCTCGCTTTTCCGAACGTAGCCGCTCTGAATCAAATAGCGGAATATGCCCTCGAAAGTAGCGTGAGTGCCGGACTTTTTAACGGTTCTTTTTTCGAGTTCTGTTCGGCAAAGGGGCTGCCTATCAAGCTCTTTTAACACGGTTTTTGCCAAGTGCATTCTTTCGGTTAAACGTCTCATGTGCAAACAACCTCTACGGGTTTTTGAGTGCTAAAAAATGGGGGAAAATGAAGAGTGCAGACCATCAGCACAGCGAGGTCCCTTCTGTCGTCGAAGCCGTAAGTGTTGAGGGCAAGGTCAGGGGCGTAGGGCGTCATTTCGGCCCCGCACATTTGGCATTTTTGCCAGCAGTCACAGGCAACAATGTCGCCTTTTCTGTCCGAGTAATGCGTTTTTCCGCACAGGGGACATTTGCCTTCATACTTCGCCATTTTTCTGCCTTACCCCTTTGTCAGCTTACAGTGCAGTGGATATGTTGGTCATTTTCGCGATTGCCTTGCTGCGGAGAATGCCCACGCCGAAGCGGGTCGTAGCCCTAACGCCGTATTTGCCGTTCTTTATGTCTTCCCAGTCTTCAACGGTTATATCCCGTCGCAGGAGCATCACCGACGCCACTCGCGTGTCTACGGCGTAGGCTGTCCCGTTGGGCACCAGCGTGCTGGCTTGAACTCGCATGCCCAAAACGCTTGTGACGGTGCCTTGCTCCATGTCCGTCTGTCCTGCTGGCAAGTACTGCGCGTGGATAAACTTGTCATCCGTCAGCAACTGATGCAGTTGCACTTCGTTTACTGTTAAGACTGCGGGTCTCCAGTTTTCCCCTCTAACCGCGTTGTGAAGCTTGACCAGCCCGTTCCAGTTCATGGCTGCTCCGCCCTGGCTTATCGGCGCTCCGCCAGCCAAATCCGCGTCAGCGATTGCTCCGTAAAGCGCTATTATCCTGTTTGTTTCTTCTTCGCCCAAGGCTCTGCCGACTTTTTCGACCATGTTGTCCATGACGTTCCATGTGGCGTCTTCCAGAAACTCGCGAGTCCATTCCTCTGACGCTTCGGCGAGAACGTTCGTGTAAACGTCGACCGTGCTGTTCTTCTTGCCGCTTAAGCGTGTTGCTGCGCCTTCTGCGTAGCGGTAAGCAACAGCCTTCTCGTCCAAGGGGAACCTTTCCATCGCCTCAGTTGTAGGCCGCACTGTAATTACGCCTCTGCCAATCATTTCCGGGTAAGCAGCCTGTACAAGCGTGTCGTGCAAGCGTCCTAACGCGCTTACCGTGTCGCTGAACAGGCCTTCTCTGACGCCTACTTCGCAGTAACGCTTGAGAAACGGATGCACGCTCGTCTTATGCCTCAGGTTTTCTATGTGTTCTTTGAACTCGCCGTCTCGCTGCATCAAAGATTCAAAAAGTTTCGGTTTCATGCAAATCCCTTCTACACTTGGATGAATAGCAAGTCGTCTGCGGCTGTTGTGGTTTCCAAGGCTGTTCCGAGCTTGCGATTATAATAGATCGTGTATGAGGCTGTTCCTCCCTCGTTTACGGCTTGATCCGCCAGTTGCAGCACTCGTTTTGAGGAATCAGCACCGTAAACCGCTTTGCCTCGGGTTATGGCGCCACCAGCTTTGACTTTGACTCTTCCATAAATCAGCACTGGACACTGCTCGGCAGCAGCAACGCTTTTAACTGCTACGCCTATGCAGTCTTGGGCTGCGGTTGCAGGGGAAACCTTATCGTCAGCACTTAAGTAAACTGGGTCGCCCTTTGTCACAGATGCTGCGGCTTCGAAGGATCTTATTATGGCGTTGGGGTCGTCTGTTTCGCCTATTGCCATCCAGCTTTTTCCCGTTAAATCAGTCATTTTTCATCTTCACTCCAATTTTTTCTTCGTTTTCACCGAGTTCATCCTCAGTTACTCACGGTCATCACCGTGACCATCCTGCAAGGTTCGAAGTTTCAGGATAACCCTGCGCAGTTCCTGGCACATTCTCTGAGGTCCAAGACTCCAACTTCGCTGGATAAGGGGACTTGGCAGAACCGCCTCGATCAAGTTCACCGCTTTGCCTATCGATATCACCGGTTCTGCTGGCTTCTTGAAGAGGCTCTCAGGCACGACGCTCTTGTTTGGAAGGTTCGAGTTTGAAGCGGAAAGCATGTAGTTAGGATGAAGTGAGAGCCAATCCTGAATCTTGATCTGATCCCACATCTTCTCTTTAGAAAACAAGATGGCTTGGACGCGCTGGGCTTCTGGCTGCTGTCGCGGTTTTCCCATTATGGCTAGAATTCCGTTTTCTTGGTCAAGCCAGATAGTGCTGAAATGTTCGGGCACGAAAGCTGAAGCTTCCTGGTAAAAACCGAGGATGTACTCGCCAGCGATTATAGGCTCGAACCCTTGTTCCTTGACCTGCAATTTTTCCATAATCTGGATGTTGGCATCTGGCATTCCCGGCACGGCCACCAGGCTCATTTCGGCGTTGTACAGTCCGTGGGGGATTTTTCCGTCAATAATGTCTATGGTTTCGTAGTCTGCTCCGACGCTTACGTGCCTGATTAAGCCTTTGCGAATCTTATCGGCTGTTTCTTCATCGTAGATTTCTGCTTCGTACCATAAGCGCTGTCCGTCCCATTCGGTTTTGGTGACTTTGCCAACGGCGTTTGTTGTGGTTACGTGCTCTATGTAAACGGGTGCGTCAACGAGTTTGCCCGCGAAAGTTTGCAACTCGTCGGGCGCATAAATGTTGAAGTTTCTGCTCATGCCAGTGGTCATGGCTAAGCCGCGTATTCGCAGGGGTTTCTCCGTAATTTTCTCGGCGATTGTGAATGGCAAAACCGCGTAGACGTGCTCTTTAGCAGGGTTATGATGTTTTTCGAACCATTCTTTGGCTTTTTCAACGGTCCAGCCCTTGTCTTTCTCGAAAAGGTAGCTCTGGACTTCCATCGTGTCTTTGCCTTTTGGTTTGCCGATTACGGCTTTGATTCCCTCTTTTTCGCTCAAAGTGATGGTTTTGAGAGTGTCACTTTGAAACTCCGTGGGATCTCGGTGCCCGCTTCGGATGAGTTGTTCCGTGTTTTCCCATGGCATTTTTCCTTCGACCTCACACAACTAATACCAAACTAATATACTGCGAAACTGAAAAGGCGAATTGTACCGTCTGCGAAACCGTATGCGGGTCCTTCCAGCGATCCTTCCGCAAAAAGTGATGCCCTATGCCTCGGAAATGCGTGGTTAGAGTATGGTTGAGTAAGGAGCAACGGGAGATTTTGAATGAGTTAGCGAGGCGGTTGGGCACTAGCGAGAGTGAGACTTTGCGGATGGCTTTGATGGATTATGCTAAAGAATTGAGTTTGATGAAGGAAACCATTCATCGAGGCAAAAACCAGATTTAAACTATCAACAAATCCGCGGTTGAACAGAGTTCCGATTCCGATTTAGTGCTCAAAAAAAGCCAATCGCGAATTAACTTTAAATGCGAATGCTGTTATACTATAGGCAATCGCCCTTTGAGTAACTTAGAATGTCACACGTGGTAGGGTTTAGATATTGACAACAAAAACAAGAGACTTCGATAAACTTTTACTAAACGCCATCGACGAAGCCCTAAATTCTCTGGGGGAATCAGTGAAACAATCAATATACTTCCACATCGAGAACAAATTCAGCGTGGCAAGAAACGAAATCCCCGAAAACATAGAAGAATTCCAAGGGGGCCTTGAAAAAATCTTCGGCACGGGCGCGCGCTTTATAGAGATTATGATAATGAAAAATCTTCACTCAAAAATTGGCCTTCCGCTCTTAATGGAAAAAAGCGGGCAGCTCGAATTCGTTGAATATGTGGATGTAGCGAAGCAAGGTTTTCTGAAGAAAAATCATGCAGCAGAAATAGTTAAGAGTAAATACTCCTAGTTTTCTGAACACAGTTAACGGAAATTCATATCAGCGGTTCATAAAGGCTTTATCACCGCGTAATACAGTTGATTTTCAAATTCACAACTCACCCTGAGTATGTTTGCATGACAAAGATGTAGACGTGCCCCTTCTCGGCCCCATCAGAATTAGCATGCAAAAGATGCAAGACGAATGTTGAGTTCCATGGGAAAAAGAAAAAACGGTATGGACCGAAAAACGATGAAGAAAACTGAAAAAACATTACAGAAGGAACTTTTCCGCTTGCTGGCTAAGAAAGAGGAACTAAGGAAAGCGCAAGAGCAACTTCTCAAATCCGAGCGCCTAGCCGCCATCGGCCAATTGGCAACAATGATCGGGCATGATCTACGCAATCCTTTGACAAGCATCATCGGATCCACGTATTACTTAGAAAAAAAGTTAGATTCAAACGCGGACAGCAAAATGAGAGAGATGCTGGGCATCATAAAGAAAAACGTAGAATACTTAAACAAAATCGTTAACGACCTTTTGGATTATTCTAGGGAGATCGTGCTAGAGTCAGCAACAAAGAACCCGAAAGCGATAATGAAGGAAACTCTGTGTGGCGTCAAGATACCTGAGAATATTCGTTTAGTAAATTTGACTAAGAGTCAACCGAAAATGGAGGTCGACCTAAAGGAGATCAAGTGTGCCTTCGTTAATCTACTCACGAACGCGATAGATGCAATGCCTGAAGGCGGAACCCTCAAGATAGAAAGCAAAAGAACAGGAGACAGCGTGATTTTCAGGTTCTCAGACACTGGGACAGGAATCTCTCCAGACGCCATGAAGAACCTTTGGACTCCCCTCTTCACAACCAAGGCGAAGGGAATGGGCTTTGGTCTACCTGTATGCAAACGCATAGTGGAAGCTCATGGAGGCAGCATTTCAGCTGAAAGCAAAGTGAACAAAGGCTCAACATTTACTGTTACTCTTCCAATCGAATCAAAAACAAAAGAAGGAGGTGAAAAAGTATGGGCGAAACCGCAAGAATCCTCATCGTTGATGATGATGAGAATATAAGGAAAGTGCTGGAAACAATCCTTGCAGACGAGGGATACATTGTTGAATCAGCGGAAACAGCCAAAAAAGGCATAGAGAAAAGCGAGAAAGCGTTCTACAACCTGGCGCTGATCGACGTTCGCTTGCCAGACATGGAAGGCATAGAGCTCCTATCAAAACTGCGCAATACCAAGCCGAAGATGCGAAAAATAATAGTTACCGGCTACCCAACGCTTCAAAACGCCATTGCTGCGGTGAACAAGGGCGCGGACGCTTACGTGATGAAGCCCTTCGACGTAGAGAGAATTCTTCAAACTATCAAAGAGCAACTGCACAAGCAAGAGGAAGAAAAGAGCTTCAGCGAAGAGAAAGTCGTCGAGTTCATCGAAACCCGCATCAAAGCATTAGAGACAATAGACCAGCAAGCAGTCAAAAAAGACGCTTGAAACCTTTTTCTTCGTTAGAACCTCCAATTCTACGCTTAGGGTTAGTTCTATCGAGAAAAAGGTAACTTACCCTTAACTTTTGGCGAACATTTCGCGGTTGTTAACGGAATTTTCGTCTTTTTAATTTAATTTTGCTGCCCATTGAATTCCGTATTTCTCTCATGGTACTGTGGTTTTGTGCAGAAAATCTTAAGCATTTCCCTATTTCCCGAAAACAAGGCTCTTTTTCGAAAAGAACTTTTCTCATTGCTTTTTTATTACTGCAATTGTGTGTAATTCAACGATGCTTTCTCGGAACGCTTGGCGGACTATTTCACAATTGCTGTGAGAACAGCTTAAATATGCGCTAAGCATAGCGTTTAGATCATCTCGTTAACACTATGAAACGACCAAATAGAGCGAGCTGTGAAAAACGTGAAATGTCCGTACTGCGGGTCTGAAGATTTCAAAACTCTGGAAACACGCGATTCGCCAGAGAACACTACGCGAAGACGCAAAGAATGCATCAACTGCGGAAAGCGCTTTACGACCTACGAGTACGTGGAAACCGTAGAGCTCATGGTGCGAAAAAAAGACGGCAAGCTTGAACGCTTCGACGTGAACAAGATAATCCGCGGCTTGCAGAAAGCCTGCGAAAAAAGACCCGTAACCATGGACCAGATCAACGAGTCAGCAGGCCGCGTGAGACAGGACCTCATGCTGAAAGGTAAAGAGGAAGTCACATCTCAGGAAATCGGCGATTTGGTCATGAAATACCTGAAAAACCTCGATCGCATAGCGTACATTCGCTTTGCGTCGGTTTACAAGAAGTTTGAAGAGCCTGAAGACTTCAGGCGCGTGCTCCTTGAGGTGAAAAAATGAAGTTCGTTAGAAAACGCGATGGTAAACTAGAACCCTTTGATCAAGAACGTATAACAACTGCCATTTGGAAAGCCGCCAAAGCTGTGGGCGGAAAAGACCGTGAGCAGGCAAAGCGAGTAAGCGACGCGGTGATGGCTGAGCTCAAGAACCGATTCGGCGAAGACGGCGTGCCCACAGTCGAGGAAATTCAAGACATAGTTGAAAAAATGCTCATAGAAAACGGTCATGCGCAAACGGCTAAGGCGTACATTCTTTACAGGAAGCAGCATCAGGACATGCGTGAGTTAGCTGCTCTCTTAAGCTCTGCGGACCTTGTGGATCAGTACTTGGAGGTTGAGGATTGGCGGGTTAAAGAGAACTCTAACATGAGCTATTCGTTGCAGGGTTTGAACAATTACCTTTCGTCCACGGTCATCGCTAAGTACTGGATAACGCGGATTTACCCGTCGAGCATTGCTGAGGCGCACTTTTCAGGAGACATACACATTCACGACTTGGGAGTTTTGGGTCCATACTGCGTCGGCTGGGACGTAGCCGACTTGTTGCTTTCAGGGTTCGGCGGCGTCTCCGGCAAGATTGAGAGCAAGCCTGCGAAGCACTTCAGAACAGCCTTAGGCCAAGTGGTTAACTTCTTCTATACGCTTCAGGGCGAGGCGGCGGGTGCGCAGGCGTTCAGCAACTTTGACACTTACTTGGCGCCGTTCATACGCTATGACCACTTAAGCCAGAAGGAAGTGGCGCAGTCTCTGCAGGAGTTCTTTTTCAACATGAACGTGCCTACTCGCGTGGGTTTCCAGACGCCGTTTACCAATTTGACTTTGGACTTGACGGTTCCGGAGTTCATGAAGGATGAGGCTGTTCTCTTCAACGGGAAAGTCACTGAGGACACGTATGGCGACATGGCCGCGGAGATGGAGATGTTCAATCTGGCTTTTGCGGAAGTGATGCGTCAAGGCGACTCTAAGGGACGGGTTTTCACTTTTCCGATACCCACGTACAACATTACTAAGGATTTCGCTTGGGACTCGCCTGTTGCCCGTGAGCTTTTTGAAGTGACCGCCAAGTACGGTGTGCCCTACTTTTCCAACTTCGTGAACAGTGACATGAAGCCTGAGGACGTGCGGAGCATGTGCTGCCGTTTGAGAATAGATAACCGCGAGCTGCGCAAGCGGGGCGGCGGCTTCTTCGGCGCTAATCCCCTCACGGGTTCGATAGGCGTGGTTACGTTGAACATGCCGCGGATCGGCTACTTATCCAAGGATGAGGCTGAATTCTTCCAGCGTTTGGAGAGCGTTATGGAAGTAGCCAAAACCAGCTTGGAGATAAAGCGTAAGGCACTTGAGGCATTCACGGAGAACGGCTTGTACCCGTACTCTCGGCGCTACTTGCGCAATGTTAAGGAAGGCTATGACAAGTACTGGAAGAATCACTTTTCAACCATAGGCTTGGTGGGTCTCAACGAGGCCGTTGTGAATCTTTTGGGCGTGAACATTGCGTCGCGGGATGGGAAGGATTTCGCGGTGAAAGTGCTTAGTTTCATGCGTGAGCGGCTGGCGGACTTCCAGGAGGAAACAGGCGACATCTACAATTTGGAGGCGACGCCTGCTGAGGGGACGTCTTACAGGCTTGCACGATGTGACAAGCGTCGATACCCCGAGATTGCGGTGGCTAACCAACGGCAAGTCCTGTCGCAGCATGCGGAGCCGTTCTACACTAATTCTTCGCAGTTGCCCGTGGACTACGAGGGCGACCTGTTCGAGGCGTTAGAGCATCAGGAAAACTTGCAGACGCTTTACACTGGCGGCACAGTCTTCCACATTTTCCTCGGCGAAAGGCTTCACTCTTGGGAGTCAGCGGCTGAACTCATCAAGAAGGTTTCTTGGAACTCGCGTTTGCCTTATTTCACTCTGACGCCGACGTTCAGCGTATGCTCCACACACGGCTACACGAGCGGCGAACACAAGCAGTGTCCAGTCTGCGGAGCGCAATGCGAGGTTTACTCTCGCGTAGTCGGCTATCTTCGGCCTGTGGACCAGTGGAACGACGGGAAACAGGCGGAGTTTGCCATTCGCAGAACCTTTGACAAGTCCGTGGTCATGGCCGCCGTGCCAATGTCCGCTTGAAGTGACGCCGATGAAGTTTAGCGGTCTCCAGAAAATCAGCCTCATCGACTACCCGAATAAGGTAGCGTCGGTGCTTTTCACGCCGGGCTGTAACCTGCGCTGTCCCTTCTGCCACAACTGGCGCATAGTCGTGGATCCGAAGCCGCCGTTTCTGCAGGAAGCCGCGGCGCTTGAAATCCTTGAAGGCCGCAAAAAATACGTGGACGCCGTAGTGGTGACTGGCGGAGAGCCGACCATGCACAAGGAGCTACCGAGGTTCTTGGCTAAGCTGAAGGAGCGGGGCTTCCTGGTTAAGCTGGACACGAACGGGTTTTATCCCGAAGTGGTGGAAGAGTGCTTGCCCTACGTGGATTACGTGGCTATGGACGTGAAAACCTCACTGGAAAAATACACGCGCCTAGGCGCAAAGGACACGACTGGGCTGATGCGCACCGTTGAGATCTTGAAGACTGGGAAAGTGGCGTACGAGTTCAGGACAACAGCTGTTCCAGAGCTCGTTGCGGCTGAGGATGTGACGTGCATAGGCGAAATCGTGAAGGGCGCAAAAACCCACGCGTTCCAACAATTCGTGCCGCAAGACACGCTCGACAAGCGCTTTGAAGGCTTGAAACCTTACGCGCCAGAAACCATCGCCGAATTCGCTGAAACCATGAAAAAATACACAGAAAACGTAATACTACGAGTCTAAAACGATAGGCGCGATAAAATGAAAAGAATTGAAGTGGACATAATGCCAATTCTCGAAGGATCAATAATAGATTTTGAAACAACACATTGGGATGTGAAAAAAGGAGAACTGATCACTGCTGGTTTTCTGTCTAAAGAAGGAATCGTGATTCTTCAAAGATTAGAATTGACCGAAAATGAGTTCAAGAAAAGAGTAATTGAAGAAATTCAAACGAAAAGAAGACCGTGGCATGCTTTTAATAAAGAATTTGAGGAAAAGTTTTTGCCAATAGTGACAGACAAAGAATTGCAAAAAAATGAACGTGAATCAGCATTTGGGGCATTACTTGATGAAGGTCTTCTTGACCATTACGGTTTGCTATGTGATCCACTCTTTAACGAGGAAGTATGCAGATTTTGGGATGCTTGGAAAAAAACGAAAGATGTGGTTTTTGTCTCAAAAATTGTAAGACACAATTATTGTTGCTTGGCAAAAGAATATTATCTTAAACTGAAGAGAATAGACAAATTCGATGTAAATGAGATTAAACCATTTCCGTCTTCTGCACAAATAGAGAAAAGGTATATCCGAAAACAACTTGGGCTTTTCGTGGAGTAAGCAAAAGAGATATCGCCGTTTTCCGAACCATAAAGTTTAAGGGTTAAGGGTTTGTTTAGCTTTCGAGTATTCTGAAGGTTGAGGTTTGCGGTTTGAGCGTTAAAGGAGAAACCGTGGAAGAACGCAAG